GTTCAATCCTGACGAAGATAGTGTCATGGATGAGGAGATGAAAAAGAAGATTTCAGAAGAGACTTTTTTTCTCTCTCCTGACAGGCTATACATAGTCTTAGACCCCATATCTATTGACAAGGTTACTGTCCGCGCATATGATACATCAGACTCAGAAGAACTTAGCGCGGCCCATATTCTACAGCAGGGTATGCTTAGTCTTCTGGAAACGGATTATGATTACTTAATGCAGATAGGACATGAAGCTACATTAGAAAGTATATCAGAGCATCGTAGTAAAGAAGGTAGTACAAAGATTACTGTCGATGAAGTTTATGACAATGTGATACGGGTTGAATTTAGCAAGGACAACTAATGCCGGATGAGAAAAAATACTTAAGCTCTATACAAGCTATAGATAATGACAAAGAATTATCTTACTCAGTAAATAATCCTGATCATTATAATCAAGGAAAAATAGAGACTATAAATATTATACAAGACTCACTTTCTCCAGAAGCTTTTCGAGGTTATCTTAAAGGTAATATATTAAAGTATATGTGTAGATATGAGTACAAGGGTATGCCTAAGAAAGACCTTCTTAAGGCCGAGTGGTATCTAAAAAAACTTATTAAAGAGGTAAAGAATTAAAAATGAGCAACAACTACTTCCCTACAGACTATCAAGAGTTTATCCACTTGTCTAGGTATGCCCGTTGGTTGGGGGACAGGCGCGAGTCTTGGCCTGAGACAGTCTCAAGATACTTTGATTTTATGCAGGAACATCTAAAAAAAGACCACAACCATACCATTCCTAATAGAGAGGAACTTGAAGAGGCTGTACTTAGTCTTCAGGTAATGCCCTCTATGAGAGCTTTGATGACTTCCGGTCTTGCTCTTTCTAGAGATAATACCGCAGGATATAACTGTTCATACATTCCTGTAGACTCTCCGCGATCTTTTGATGAGATACTGTACGTTCTTATGTGTGGTACAGGAGTAGGCTTTTCATCTGAAAGAAAGTATACAGATAATCTACCTGTTGTTAACGAGCATTTTGAACCTACGGAAACGACTGTTGTTGTGCAGGATAGTAAGGCAGGGTGGGCTAGGGGCTTGCGTGAGCTAATTGCCTGTCTCTACGCAGGTCAGGTGCCAAAGTGGGATTTGTCCCGTCTACGCCCTGCGGGAGCGCGTTTAAAGACCTTTGGTGGCAGGTCGTCCGGCCCTGCCCCTCTGGATGATCTTATGAACTTTACCGTAGTTCTGTTTAAATCTGCTGCGGGTAGGAAACTATCTCCGCTGGAATGCCATGATCTTGTATGTAAGATTGCAAGTGTTATTGTTGTTGGTGGTGTGCGCCGCTCTGCACTAATCTCTCTATCTGATTTAAACTCTAACAGAATGCGTGTTGCTAAGTCTGGTGATTGGTTTAGGGAGTATCCCTACCGAGGGCTTGCCAATAATTCTGCAGTTTACGACGAGCGCCCAGACATGAACACGTTTCTAAAAGAATGGTATTCTTTGTATGAATCAAAGTCTGGTGAAAGAGGTATCTTTAATCGTGGCTCCGCTAAAAATAAAGTTAATAGTATTGGTCGTCGTGATCCTGATCATGTATTTGGAACTAACCCTTGCTCTGAGATCATTCTAAGGCCTTATCAGTTCTGTAACCTCACAGAGGTAGTTGTTCGTGCGGAAGATACTGTTGGCTCTCTTACAAAGAAGGTAGAGCTAGCAACTCAGCTAGGAACTTATCAGTCGTCACTTACTGACTTTAAATATCTAAGAAAGATATGGAAGCAGAACACGGAAGAGGAAAGGCTGTTGGGGGTTAGCCTTACTGGTATTCTAGACAATGTGCATCTGTCCAAGGTGGACTCTAATCTTCCTAAAGTCCTTGAGGGGCTAAAAGAAGTGTCCATTAAGAGTAATACTAAGTTTGCTGCTAGCTTGGGAATAAACGCATCCACAGCTATTACCTGCGTAAAACCTTCAGGAACTGTATCTCAGTTAGTAGATAGTGCTTCCGGTATTCATCCTAGACACAGTGAGTACTACATCAGAACTGTGCGAGGAGATAACAAAGACCCTCTTACTCAGTTTATGATACAGAAGGGCATACCTGCAGAGCCAGCTATAGGCAATGAAGACAACATGACAGTCTTCTCCTTTCCTGTTAAGTCGCCAGAAGGTGCTTTAACTAGGGAGAGTATGACTGCTATTGAGCATCTTGAGCTTTGGAAAGTATATGCAGAGTACTGGTGTGAACATAAGCCCTCCATAACTATCTCTGTAAAAGAGGATGAATGGCTCAAGGTAGGTTCATGGGTATACGAGAACTTCGATTATATCTCAGGAGTATCCTTCCTGCCTTACTCAGATCACACCTATCAACAAGCCCCATACACTGAATGCACTGAAGATGAGTATAAAGAGTTGTTGACAAACATGCCTAAATCTATAGTATGGGAAGAGTTAAAGAAGCTTGAAGTAGAAGACACTACCACAGGCTCTCAAGAATTAAGCTGCACAGGAGATGTCTGTGAAGTTGTTGATATTGGTTTGTAGGTTACAATGATAAAAGAAATCCAGATAACTGATGACATGCGGCAGTGGGCCGATAGGAAAGCTTTCCTGCTTGGTGAGTTAAACAACTCTATAATCAGGGGTGCAGGGTCATTAGCTGGATACTTGGGGGAGAAGATAGTCGTAGACGTTCTGGGTGGTTCTCATCAAAACACCTTTGATTACGACCTTACCCTTGGGGATGGCACAACAGTAGATGTCAAAACCAAGCAGGTATCTTCTCCTCCAAGAGACTACTACTCATGTTCAGTTGCTAAGTTCAATGCTAAACAGAACTGTGATTCTTATGCTTTTGTTAGGATTAAGAATGACTTTACTATGGGATGGTACTTAGGTAAAATAACTAAAGATGAGTTTTTTAAAGTAGCTACTGAACACAAGAAGGGAGAGGTAGACCCAGATAACGGCTTTGTATTTAGAGCAGACTGTTACAATCTACCAATATCTATGTTAGAGGCTAGTAATGAGTAAGAAGGCTGATGCGCTCCTTTACAGGATGTCCGTATCAATTACTTCAAGTGGAGATATAGCTTTGGATTTTGAGGGTCCCCCCTCTGCCAAAGATATAGAAAACATTTTTGATAAGTGGAATCCTGAGTTTGAACACACAAAAAAAATAGTCTCGCTGGTAAATTACCTACGAGACTATAGTGATCAGCAGTACAGGGATTTTAAAGGTATTATTTATTAGGTATCTTTTTATCCTCTTTTGGTTTCACTGCTTCTTCATAGTATACTATCAGTTCTTTCTGCTGCTTAATAAACCTTTTTAGTTCAGACATATTCAGTGCAAGGGTTTCGTAGTCTCTTACGCTTATAGCGTAGAATAGGAAGTCACCCTTCTCTTGGGTAAACCTTGCCTTGAACTCTTCAAAGTTACTTTCATTAACTACATAAAAGTATATACCGTTCATGTCCACAGGTCTGGGACGATTTTGAATAGGTACGTTTCTACTAGCCTCTACAGTCTTAATCTGTAGGGGCATTATTTTTCTAAAGGTGTCGCAACCACTACTTAGCAGGAGAAGCGGGAGCAGCACCAGAGATAATTTCCAGTGATTTAAGAAGTTTCTTAGTTCCATTATTTATTTTCTCTTCTGCTAACTTAGGGTCTTTAATACTAAGAGCTACTAAATTACTTTTTCTTAGCCTGTTTATTAAAGTGTCTCTGTACGTATTGGCTATATCAAGTCTGGTTTGAAGTTCAGTGTTTAACTTCTGAAACTTGTTTCTGTCTTCTTCCATAGTTTTTATAGTGTTATCTTGGATTGCTTTAGCAGTGGCTAGCTTCACATTATTCTCAGTCAAAGTCTGTATGCGCTCTTGCGTATCCTTGTAATAATAATACGCACCATAGCCAGCACCGCCAAGCAATCCAAGCACTATCAATAGAAGATAGAGTTTAATCATTTAACAAGTTTATTCTTAGCCTTGAGAACGTTCATTCCCAGTGTGTTGATAGCTGTTAGAATGCCCTGAAGTTTTTTATTGTCAGCTTCGTTGGGCGTAACAGCAGCCACTACTGAGAAGCCACCTAACACGGCAAGGGCTACAACGATTACGGTAATAATTAGTGTCATTTTTATCTCCTAAATTGATCTAGTTCTAGTTCACGGATTTGTGATTCGGTCTTTTCTTTTCTTTTAATATTTTCGTGATATCCAAGACCATTTATAAGTACAGTAAATAGATTAGGATCGTACTTTCGTATGGCATCTCCATTAGTTTCTATTATTTCAATAACGGCATCTACCATCTTAGGGTCTTTCATAATCTTAGACAGGGCCTCTGCTTTCTTCTTTCTAAACCCAAGAAGTGCTACCTCAGTTGCTACGTACTTAGGGCTAATAACTCCTCGCGCAACACTGTAAGTACGAGACAGAAGAGACTCAACGCCTAAACCTTTAGGAGTTGTGACTTTAACTCCTGCACTAGAAACAGTGTCTCTATTTTGAATCATCAAAAACTGAGCCATTCTAGTTAGCCCGGTAAACTTCTCCTCGCCTATGATACCTCTAACCGTATTAGAAACATCTCTGTCAAGTACAAGCGAGTATAGTCTCTCATAGTCAAAGTCTCTCATATATTGACCAACCCTAGCCTCTCTCATCACTCCGTATGAAGCGCGGGAGATAGCCTCTAATGTAAGATCAGACATAAGCTCTTTTACGGCGTCATCTCCTACACCTATCTCTTTTGCTACTTGAGGAAGAAGAGTATCAATTCTAGACTGTCCCTGTGGATTAAGAATGAAGAAGTTCAAGAAGCTATCATAGTCGCTTATCTGTGTGGCCCCTTGCTGCTCCGGTCCAAATCTAGCCATGCTCTTCAAGAAGTTCTCTCTTAGATTAGCCTGTGCTTGAACATTCTTAGCCGCCCGTTTAACTGCACGGTCAACCTGCGCTTCCGTTCTGCTTAGAAGTTTAGTTCCTCCAAAGAAGTTATCAACTGCTAGATTGTACTG